GGTAAAAACAATCTTTAAAATAAGGATCTTCAGTATAACTGTATACTACATTAGCAGGGTCTACATATTCTACTCTTACTCCATCGCCTTCTTGAAATACATGCTTCGTTATACCCAGACCTAATGTAGCTATGTCATAATCAACACGCTTACGTGTATCATTATAATGACTCTCATCCAACATCGTAGTAATAGCAATTTCATTAGCTATCTCTATAGAAGGTTTATAGTTGAGCTGCATAAACAACTCCATCTCGGTATCGCTTTCCGGAAGATTGTCAGGGTTAACAGTAAAGGGATTAACATCAAAATCTTTCTGTATTTGCATAAAAAGATCTTTAGCGAGCATATCTTTTTCTACTATCTGCTGGAACTCATTTCGCTTCTCTGCTGAAAGGGCATCTTGTGCATAGCACTTGATATCAAAAAGTCTGTCTGACATTCCGTTTACTACGATGTCGACAAACTTGGGAATAATAGGTACAGGTGTCCAGTCCAGATTTAGATATGATAAATCTCCATCTATAGCTAATTCATTTTTATATTTAGCTACCGACTGCTCGCCACGGGCATACAGCCTAAGTTTATGGAACTCTAAAAATTGATTATAAAATCTGCAGGATAAACCATCCCTTCTGAACCATTCATATTGAATAGCTTGTCCGACCTGCAACCCAAACTCCTTTTTCGCTTTATCCGAATCCGAAACAAATTGATTTGGGAAGGTAGCAGACTTAATATCTATCTGAAGTCCCTTCATCTAATTAACTGACTTGTTGTACTACTATTATTATATTTTGCAAAGTTAATGCTTATTTTTGATTTCTGTTTAGCAGGAGTATATAAATGCTTCTGATTAGCCATTATAGCTAAGCCGCTACTTATAGAGGCGTCAAACTTAGTTCTATTAGTTATATCGAACTTAGCCCAATCCTCTAACGTGCGTCGAAAATACATGGTTCCCATATCATCTGTATCTCGGTATTCCCCAGCTATATCTATCCCTATATGTTTCTCTATATAAGATTCAATAGCGGCGGCGTGAGATTGCTTTACGTCTTCCGAAGTGTTAGGTATACCCCCCAATTCCTTCTCGGTACGAGAAAGTTTAGTATATATTTTATCGGGACGGTTAAGTGAAAAGCCTCTATATCCTCTATTTTTTAAATGATAAAGCAAGCGCGGTTTGTTATTCTCACAAAGGATAGGCATGCCATAGAACACCAGAGCCATTAATACTTCTTCAAAAAATATCTCCGCTGTTTGGGGTCGAGCGATATATTCCAAAAAAAACTCGTTACTCGGCGCTTCGTCCATATTAAACTTCGTAAGACCATGTAAAGACCCATTAGATCCCTTACCTACAACTACCCCTGATATATCATAAGAGTCACATCCGAAGGAACCTAAATGTTCATTCCCTGGATACTTCCTTCCCCCGCGAACCTCTACTCTATTTTGTAAATGTTTAGGAGGAGTCCAGCTTACTAAAAACCGCCCTCTGCTATCTGGGGTCCAAACCACTTCTGTATCTTTCACCCCATTCTTCCAATGAAAAGACCCGCGTGTAAGATGGTGATCCTGAATTAAAGAATCATTATAATCTATCTGCTGATATATTTTCGTTAAGTTAAAAATAGATTGCTTGCTTTCATCACGGAATGCGTGAGACTCAGTACGCGGAAATTGTCTGTAGAACTCATTCAACGCATCGGCATCTTGAGAAAGAGACTCAACTTCATTTTCCCAATAATCTATAGCGCCTAAACTTATATCTTCTCCATCAATACCTATAACTACCGAGGAAGGAGTCCGAAGTACAGGCATACCATACCGATCTATAAACCCTTCCATATTCCATTCCATAGGAATAAAAAGGCAATACATTCCGCTTTTGGTTTGACCATTAGAGTTGCGTTTAGAAGGAAAAGAATCTTCATATAAAGACTTAAAGTTTCTCCCTCCTTTATCTAAAGCGTTAGAAGTAGACCCCATCATACACTTGCCAATAACTTTACTTCCTAACCTTAAACACGTTTTGGTAACGCGCCAGTTGTTTAAGATGTTATCGGGCTTCTCCCACTTACCGCTCTCGTCATGAAGTAGAAGTTGTAACTTCTCTCCGTCATAACTGTTGTCTCCTGTATTCTTCCAGTCTATAGTTGTATCCAGTCCCTCCAACTCTTCCTCCTCGATCTCATACATGTTTTTCTTTGTAATCTTCGAAGCAGGAACACGATAAGCAAGTTCTGTCTTAGGCTTATCCATTCCATCCTGTATTGGTTTAAAGAAGAAAGGATAGTTGTTAGATATAGGTACAACCTTGTCGGTAAACATTTTTTTAGCATCAGATCCTGTTTTTGAAAGTATTCCTATTCGTGAGTCTTTAGTTATCGTGGCTTGGTTTACACCTTCGCTTGAACTCATAAATGAAAACCCTGAACGACGTATCTTCAGATAACACATACCAAAGCTACGCTTATCAGCTTTACATGCCTCCCAGAAGATATAAAAAATTCTGTTAGCTTCTCTAAAATCTGGATGGCCTACATCGATTTTAGTCCACTGCAAGTACATATAATGTGTTCCTGTAATGTATGTGGGGATGCCGTTATTTAAAAACCAAAAGCCTTCTTCTCTTCTGTCGAACTCGTGTTCTATATAATTCACCCACTTATACTTAAAAGTGTCAGGCATTTCATGCCACTGGAAGATGGACTTAATGCGTTTAAGATCTTTGTTGTATTCAACAGGCTCCCAATACTGCTCTTCTTTTTTTTTAGATCGAGAATATATTTGTTTGGGCCGCTTGGGTAAAGCAATAAGCAAACCGTTTATATCATATATCTCTCCTATCTGCCCGGTCTTCGATATAACTACAATGTCATATTTAGAATTATAACCGTACTCCCATGTGCGTGCTCGGTTTTTATTAACGAGCACATGTTTAGGAATAATTTTTTCTACTACTCTATATAAACTATTTTGATCGTGACTCGGCAAATCCCTTTGGTGTATTAGTTTTTTTATCTACAACAGATCCTTCTAACAAAGCTTTCTCTTCCTCTATCCTTTTTAATATTTCAAAAGCGTCCATAATACACAGCTTTTTTGTAGCAGCAGCGTTCTTTAATCTATCGGCTGCCAGTTCGTCGTCTTTATCAAACTTAATAATATCCTCCTTTGCAACCTTAACTAACTGACGCACAGCCTTTTCCCCCGCCTCTATAATCTGTAGCTTAATCTCCTTGCTGTTCATCTTTTTCAATACTTTCTTTCATTTTCTCTAAAGCCTCTTCATACCCTGGCATCATCTTCAAAAGCTTTAAAGTTCCTATAGCTAACTCCCTGGTTTGCTGTTCTTCTAATATAAGCTTTTTTAGATTCTCCTTAATTGACTCTGTCTGCGCCTTAAGTGACGCAATATTTTTCTGTACTCCCATATTTACTTGAATTTATAAAACATCACAAAAACCTTTCTTCCTTCTTTCCAAGATACATTAGGATATTTACTATGAAAATAAGAAGAAGGGTATGATATTAATCTATTTTTTTCGTAACCTATAACTGAACTAAGACGCCATTTATCCAAATCCTCGGCGTCTACTTTAATCATTTTATCATACTCTTCATCAGAAATACCCTTCGGTATTTCTCTTCCGCAAAGATGGTGTTCCCATAGGGCTGTCCCGTGCAGATCCTCTCTCTCTCTCGGTGACATATATAAGACAATGGCTCTATCAGGTTTCTCACCGTTTATGTTTAAGTCGGAGTGGATGCGCCACGACACATCAAGCTCGTCGGTGGCTTCTCTAAAAAAAGCAAGGATATTAACTAAAGGTCTCTTCTCTATGGACATTAACCTGTTTACCACATAGTCGGTAAAATCTGCCGGAGACTCTTTAATGTAAAACGGTTTTTCTCCCACGACATGTTTAACAAAAGGTCCTGTATTTAAATAGTTATTGGTAACATCGTAGATAGGGCGCTCGAGAAAATCGTCTATTATATAGATCATAATATCATCATTATATTGTTAGTAAACATTCTATAGAGTTTCTCGCCATCCACATAAAACGGATACTCGCTCTCTGGCTCGAAAGATATTTCGTCACCCTCCTTTACCCCTAAAGCCTCTAACTGAGTGTTCCCATATTTAAGTATACCTACAAGAGGCTCTTCACCCATCTTATAGAGGTCGGACTCTTTCGCGGGGATGGGTTTTACAAAACAATACTTTCCATGAGCATTCCACCGTGTACCATTGTGGTACATGAAGAACTGATCCATATCTACGAAAAACATATCGTCTTTAAAATAACTCTTGCCGCTTTTCTCTCGACCCTTCATATCGTTATAATACTTAAATACATTGTGGTGTACGAGAAGCCTGTCCCCTTTTTTTATAGGACCGGCATACTTTAGTGGGGTTTCCACTACTGTAGCAAAACGATTGGATGCGGTGTGGTCTTCTTTAGACACACTGGTGATAAAGTCTATACCCCCTATCTCCTTAATGTTATTGTACCTCCTTTCGTTGTATGCTTTTACTATAAAGCTAAAAGGAGATTGCATTAAAAATTAATATTAAATTCTAAAGAAATGGGTAGAGTCTTTCTAAACTCTTTCCACAAATATACTTCGTCACCTTTCTGTATCCAAATTTTATACCCCTCAGAGTTGTCTTGGATAAGATGTATTTTATGGCTACCCCCTAAGACGTCTTGTCCTACGATGTAATGCATCGCGCCAGACTTGTAGTCTGCGCCGATTGATATTTTTCTGATGTCCATTTCATTTTATTTTAATTATGCCACACCCTGGAATTTTAAAGTCAACCCAAGTGAGGCTTTCATATTCGTCATCGTAGCGTTTGATCTAACCGTTAAGATATAAACTTGGTTGTTATTAAGAATACTTACTGGTCCCGCGGTTATAGTCAAGTCTCCTGTGTATAAGTTCGAGGCAGCAGCAGCTACAGTGGCTGTAGCAGCTACACCAGCAGTAGCCAATCCTCCCGACCTCGGTAGTTGCCATACCTCGAAAGTATAAGTTGCCGCTTGGTCTGTAAACCACTGGTAGCTTATTCGACACGTTTGCATGTTTGGATAAAACGTAGAACATCCTGCAGTAGTATTAGCAGCAATTATATTTTCCGCTAATTGAGCAGCCGTAAGCGCTACCGTATCTGGAGCAGAAGCTCCGTGACTTTGTGCAAAACATGCGGTGCTTTGGCCAAAATTAGTATCAGCTGCACCTGGATTAATCAGATAATCTCCCGCTGCTCCTACAGTCCACTTTGCATTAGCAAATTTTAAGTATTTATTATACTCTGGTGGAGCACCTGTTGGTGTAACCCAAGTACCATCGCCTCGTAAGAAAGTAGTAGCCGAACCTCCGGTAGGTACGTGCCCTACATTAGTTGTCCCTGCATAAGCATTAGATGTTGCTACTACAGCACCTGTCGTCGGTGTAATAGTTAATGGTGTACCTGTAGATGCAGCTGGCACTCCTGCCGAAACAGAAGTTACGCCTCCTGCCGGAGCCGCCCATGTACCATCTCCTTGAAGGAAGGTACCTGCCGTTCCTCCGTCAGGAACACACCCTATCAAGGAACCTCCATTATAAATATTTTGTCTTACTAAAACAAGACCTGTAGTAGGGATAATAGTGATAGGTGATAAAGGATTGGCCGAAGCAATAGGC